CGCTGTGTTTACAAAGTTCCAAAACTGTTGCAGTAGTTCCCTTAAAATGATGCCAGACACTACCAATGGTAATTTCTCTATCTTCTTTTATAGCACGTTGAATAATCATACTGACAATCGCATCATAACCTTCAATAGTTCCATCAGCTCTGATATATTCAATATCATTTGAATCAAGAAAATCTAGAATTTTTTGGTCAATAGCTTTAGCTTCTTCGAAAGTCTGGTTACGACCATTTGGATTGTAATCTTTCTTTCGGTTAATAAAAATATTGAACGTATTTTTATATTTCTTGGCTTCGTAAAGGCAAACATCCTGATATGGTTTCTCATTAGTATACATTGCACCGATTGCAATTGGACTGTCTGTTACAATAACATCGACTTTCCCTAAAAGTCTTGCGACCTTGAGACATTGCTTACCTGTTACATAAAGCTGACAGTGTTGAAGGACAAACTGATCACCTTGCCAAACTCTGTCTTTTGCATATTCTGAGACATATTCAGAATCAATGCCTGCCATCTTGAGTTTTGAAAATATATAAGCGGCACCGGTCGATTTACCAGCACCTGGACCTGCGTATAAATTGACTAATAATGTATTCTTCATAATTTTTATTCAAATATAGTAAATTATTTGTTACATTATATATTAATTTTTTTATTTAGAAATTTGATATAAATATTAAAAAGGATTTTATATGGAAAAAATAGGTATTAAAGCAATTATACTTGAATTTACAGAACCAATAATAGAACACGATGATGATTGTGGCGTTATAAAAATATCTAAATATTTTAAAGGAACACCTTGTTATGTAAAAATTAGTAATTTTAATAATGACAGTTTTAATCTTAACTTTGAAAATCATAGAAATTTAAGAATTTCTAAAACTAGTTTTTATGAATCTGGTGTTGAAGAAACAATAGAAAATGATTCTGCATGTGGTTATTGGATTAAATTAAAAGAATTAATAAAAAGTGTAACTATTATATTTGAAAATGAAACTAGCATTACATATGATTTGCAAAATAAAATTTCATTTGATAATTTTTATAGAAATATGAAAACTTATATTGATTCTGGATATACTGATTTACCTACTAAATCGTCTTTAGAAAAAGCTGCTGAATTACTTGATAATGATGAATTTGATGATATTTAAGGAATTTATATGGCTATTGGAATTATAAAAGTAACAAGAGAATACGCTGAACCACTAGCAAGTTGGCACGATTATAATAAAAATGTTATAAGAACAGTTGATGAATTTGAAGATGAGAGATTTATTGATATCAATCTTCTAGGTCATGCTATTATTATTAACTTTAAAGAGTTTGATGACTATGTAGATGCAGTAGAAACTGAGACTTATGATACTGGTGAAACTAATAGTAGTGAAGTTCAATTTACCAGTCTTCATATTACAGAAAATAGAACATATATAAAAACATTAACACTTGAATTTTCAGATGGAACCATAGCAAAATTTAATTGTAGAACTGAATATAATAAATTATATAGATCTTTGAAAAATTATATTGATTCTGAATTTACTGATGTTCCAGGTGAGAAAAAATCTTCTTTAGAAAAAGCAGCAGAATTACTCGCTGACGATGAATTTGATGATATTTAAAGGATTTATATGGCAATAGCAAGAAAATATTTTGCAGATGATAAAACGTTTGAATATTTAAATAGTTATCCTGCATTCGATACTGATGATAGTTGTAAAGTTGATAGAAGATTTTATAACTGGTGGTTTGACAGCTATGGTAGACAGGTTGCTGAATATTATGACCCTATTTCATTTGAAGGCGATGATGATTTATTTGATTATCAAAGTGCAAGAGACATGGTAAAAGACTATATAAATACAGTTCCAGGTTTAACTGTAGAAATTTATGAAAAATATATAAGACCTGGAATTCTTAGAATATATGGTGAACCATCAAAAGCTGATTCTGTAAAAAATGGTATTACTAGAATTGTTGCAGAATATATAATAAAATATATAGAACCTAAATGGTGTAGATATAAAAGAATCGAAAGTACTGGTTTTGTTAACCGCTCCGAATTAGAAAAAGCTGCAGAGCTACTCGCTGACGACGAATTTGAAGAAATTTAAGAATTTATTATGATATTAATTACTAAAATAGAAGTGTTTGAAAGAGATGATCTTAATAATCCAAAATATATTAAGGAATTAGATGGTAGTCGTAAAATTGAAGTAGAGTGGGTTTCTCATAATGGATATTATTGTACTAAGATGTATTATCCTTGGAATAGGTTATTCACTGCATATTTTTTAGGTGGTGAATATTTCGGTCGTATGAAATTTCATTTTAGCAATGGTATTATATGGGACACACTATTAAAAACAGATAGTGAATGGCGATGGAAAATTTACGAAGAACTAAAGAAATATGTTGACTCTGGTTATACTAAACTTCCTGGTAAATCATCTTTGGAACAAGCAGCAGAATTACTTGCGGATAATGAAGAATTCGAAGATATTTAAGGATTTATATGATTGACATAAAAAGCATAAAATATATGTATAATACTGAAGTAGCATTGCCATTCGAAACAACTGGTTCTAAACTTATATGGAAAGAAAATCCGCAATTTACATTTAAAGATGATAAGGGTATTTTTTCACTCAAATGGACAAGTTCATCATTAGAAGAAGCAATTTATTATTCAAATGATGAAAGAGATATTATTTATAACGGTGACCAGATTGAAGACCATGATTTAATATTATATCCTAATGAAGACAATGGAATATTAACTGTAGAATTTGCAAATAATAAAGTAGTAGAATATAATCTTAAAACTGATTTTGAAAAATTATTATATGATTTTAAAACATATTTTAATTCTAATTGTACCAAAATTCCTGGTGAAACCGAACTAGATAGAGCTGCAGCATTATTAGACGACGAATTCGAAGATATTTAAAGATTTATATGATAATTGAACAAACATTTAAACAGTTAGCAAAATTCATAAATGAATTATTGAAACAAGGTTATATTAAAAAAACTGGAAGATTTTCAGATAAAACTTATAATAAACATATAGGTATTACACGAAATCCTACATATTTTACAGATCCTTTTGCAATAGATAGCGACCTTTTACCTAATGAAGTTACGCCTGAACAAGCCAGTGCATTATTATATTATGACGGTGTTGTATTATATAATAAAAAAGAAGATAAATGGCTCAGTTATATGTTAGATAAAATTGGGTTTGATTTAGTAATAGTAATAACTTATCCTAATAATGGTTTATTAAATAGAAAAAAGATAACTGCCGACGAATTTTTTGATGCACTTAAAGATACTGCTGAAAAATTTGATATGTATATATTTGGTTGCACATTAGAAAGAGCTGCTGATTTACTTGCAGATAATGAATTTGATGACATTTAAAGGATTTATATGGCAAAAATTGGAATTAAAAGAATTAGAATAGATTATGATGTTCCGTTAGAACACTATACTGCTCTTGAATATACATGGAATAGTGATAATTATATTATAGAAATTAAAGAAGAAGAAAACCATATTAAAATACTTTGGGACAATACTAACACTAATGAAACATCATATTTTGATAATAATAATCATATTTGTGATGAAAATGTTGGCGTTGCTGGCGTTTGTATGCAAACAATACGTGACGATATATATAGTGATTCAACGGTTACTTTTGAATTTGACAATGATTATATAGTTAAATATAGAATGCCGGATCAGTTTAAAAAAATAATATCAGAATTTAATAAATATATAAATTCTGATTATACTAAATTGCCTACAGAATTAACTAATCTTGAGCGGGCTGCAGAATTACTTGATGATAATGATGAATTTGATGATATTTAAAGGATTTATATGAAAAAAATAGGTATTATTTCAATAACAAGAAATTATAAAGAAACACCTAGTGGTATTATTTCTACTTCTGTAGTTTGGAAAAAAGATAAGCCATGCTTTATAACACGACAAGAAGAAACAAATGATATTGTTTTTGTTTTTTCAGAACCAAATAATGAATATACAGAAAATTTCCGACATTCACCTAGTAGAACACAACCCAGCAGAATATATGGTATAGTATTTAATTATAAACCTACTGATAATATTAAAGATATAACATTTAATTTTGATAACGGTGAAAGTAAAAAATATGATTTAACTGGTGATAGAACTGTATTTTTTGATGAATTATATGATTATATTGATTCTGAATATACTAGAGTTCCAGCCAATAATTCTTCTTTATTAAAAGCTGCTGAATTACTTGCTGATGATGAATTCGACGACATTTAAGGGTTTATATGCAATTAACAGATAAACAAACAGATATAATAATTGATTTTACTATATTATTGTATAATAATGGATTAATTACTAGTAGTGGTAAATTTACTCGTAAAGCAAAAGATTTACAACGTGAATTTAATAGAGCTCATGGGCTTGGAAGTAATGATTTTCATAATTATTTTTTTCACGCTTTACGTTTTGAACTTGAAGTAAATCATTGGCAAAACATCATAAATACAAATAATATTAATAAATTAACATATATACGAAATTTCTTAAAAGATGGATATATATGGCTTGCTGCAAAAATGCAAAGTCAGACTGATTCGTATGATTGGCATTGGGCTGGATTATATAACATTAGAAATGATGATGTTTTTAAAGAAATATTAAATGTTAATAGAAAAATATACAAATTGCCTAGTCAAGATTCATTAGAAAGAGCTGCGGAATTACTTGCGGATAATGAAGAATTTGACGACATTTAAGGATTTATATGGAAGATGATGTTATTAAATTGCTTTTCTGGTTAATGCAAGAACTAAAGAAAAAGAACTATCTTAATGATGATGGCATGATTAATCAAGATATTATGGGAAATGATCTTCAATTTAGTTTTCCTAGATTTATAGCCAAAGCTGACTGGTCTCTAATAGATAAATTACCAGAAACTGAGAGAGAGTTATATTACGATATTAATATTAATGGATATTATGTATGTTTACAATGTAATCCTAATGATATTAATGATTGGGATTGGTATGATTATCGAGCATATGCTGACGGTTGGCAAAGTGTTTCACGTAATATCATATCTGATGAAAAAATGATTGAATTAATTAAGCTTACTGCAAATACATTAAAAATTACATTATATAAAGATGAATTAGAAAAAGCTGCAGATTTATTATCTGATGATGAATTTGATGACATTTAAAGGATTTATATGCAAAAATATGGAATTATAGCAACTGCTCGTACATTTAAAAATCCAGTTAGAGATTGTTTTACCTCTAATGAATTAGTACATACTATTATTACCTATTATGATGATGAACCAGCATATATAACAGTTAAGGATAATGGTGATTCAGTTGATATTGATTTAAATAGAAAAAATAAAATATGTAAAACTGAAGGTCTATTTGTAAATGGTGAAAACGAAGTAATACGCCGCAATGTTTTTGGTTTTTATTTTAGTAAAGATGAGTTTTTTAATAATTCAAAAGAATTTATAATTACTTTTACAGATAATACAAGTATTAAATTTGACTTAAATAATATTGATTACATGTATAAAGAATTGAAAAAATATGTTGATTCTGGTTATACTATTAAACCTGGTCTATCTTCATTAGAAAAAGCAGCAGAATTACTTGCTGACGATGAATTTGATGATATTTAAAAAAGACCAGTTAATCTGGTCTTTTTAATTTTACTAAATTTTTTTCATCATAGTTAAACATTTCATACATATGTTTTACTAGATTATCTTGATTTTCAACTACTTGCTTATATTCTTCGAAATCTCTTCGCCATGATGCGCCTTCAATATGAACATAAGGTAAGTCATCACCAATATCTGCAATAATTCCATAATGATTTATTATATCTTCATACATTGTAGAACCCATTGCATAATAAAACTGCTTTATGTCTTTCTTATTATGAAATTGAGAAGGATAAATAAAAGATTCAGAATGTGAAGCCTTAATTCTATTAAAATCCATAAATTTAATTTCATGAGTTTTAATAAAATTTAAATCAATTAGACACCAACAAGGATTAACTCTTTTATGAATATGAAAATTATCCTTAGTTCCTGAAATTTCGCCCATCATCTGAATTTGATGGTCCTTCATATCTTGCAAATAGGAGTCCACAGAAGTCCTTAAAAAGCAATCGCTATCAAGTATTAGGGCATAATGCGTTTTGACGTCCTGGAGTGCTTTATTTAGCGTTTCTGCTTGTGTTCCATCAGGATTATTGATATATGGTATTTTATACTTGTCAAGAATGTATCTATTGAATGTATAATTAACCGGACTATTTTCATAAATCTGAAGATTTTCAGCAGTATAACCAAAATTAGCAAGCTGATTAAGACAAAGCTTAAATTCAGTATTTGCTTTATAAGCACAAATTATAATTGTTAAATTATTTGTCATCTATTGATTCCCATGCTTCATAGATATAGTCTCCGATAATTCCTTTAGCTTTTGGACTAAATTCAAAACCAAATTCATTGAAACGTATATTATTTGCATTTGTAGACTTTAATGTCTTATCTTTCTTAACTTCTTCAATTAAAATAGGAAAACAATATTGTCTAAATCTAGTAATTTGACGTGATGAACCAATTGTTCCTTCTGAATCATCAATAATTTCACATTTTCCAGTTTTTGTATTAATTTTTACTTCAACCATATAAATCTCCTTTTTATAGAAAATAGAAAAAAGATATAATTTTTGGATTATATCTTTTTATTTTGTATTTTTTAATTTTTAATAACCGAGTTCTTCTAATTGATGACAGGCTGATTCGAAAATTTCACCTGGATCTTGGTCATTATCAATCGCTTCTTTGATATAATCAATAACTGACTTAGCTTTTCTCCAATTAATCTTTTCTGTAAAATTTCCTTCTACATCTCTAAGAATTGAATCATAAAGTTCATCAGGATCATTTTCATCATCAAATAAGCAACGTTCAGAATCGTAATATCTCATATAAATTCTCCTTGTTATTAAACAATTTTAATGTATTTATATTCGATATTTTTAAAATTTCGTAATTTTATGGACGATACTTAATAAATTTAAACTTACCACCAGTTACAGAATCTTGTGCTTCTTCAGTATAAGAAATGAAACCTTTTTGTTTTTCAGCAATTACTGCAGAAACAATATTTCCAATAATTTCTTTCTTTTCATCCTTCTTAAAAAGATCTGACTCATTATCTACAACAAGTGTATGTTCGTCATTGTCTTTTATTAAATCAATCATTTCAAGAAGCTGATCTGAATTGACTGGATATTCTGCATCTAAGGATGGGTCATGAACACATCCAAATATTCGTCTTAATAGTTCTAACATATTCACCTCAATTAAAAAGTCACCGATGAAAGTAAACTAAGACCGATTGCTGTTGGAATGATTGTAATTACATCATTATCAGTTATACCACCTATTATTGCACTTATGAATAAAATTGCAATACCTAAATATGCAATTACAGCCTTCATTATACTACCTCTGTCTTGTTTATGATTTCATTTATATTTCTACTAAAAAATTTTATAAAAATGTCTATATTTTTTGAAATTAATACTTCATTAGCATCATTTATGAATCTATGTATTGCACTATCACCAAAAACATAATAATAATCTACACTTACACTTTCATTTTTAACATTAAAATGTAATGCTAGATTATCTTTGTCTTCTTTAAACAAAAATTCACATGGTAAATCACCATTTTGCAAATTTTGCATAAAAAAGTCTTTTAATTCATGATAATATTCAATATTTTTAGACATAAATAATACTAATTTATTTATTTTTTAAAATATAGCATTTTTGCATTATGTTGTAAAATGGGTCTTTCATAATTTCTGTAGATTTTTGAAAATAAGCTGCTTCAATACAATCTTTTAAAGCTTCACCAAATAATGGACCTGGTTCAATACCAGATTCTTGAAGCCTCTTACTGATTGCTTTCTTATCAACAGGAGATTCTTTAAGAATCATTCTGATAATTCCTTCCCTATCCTTCCAATCAGGAGTGCGATTGAAAAGCTTAAATAAGAATTCATAATCACCAGAATAAATCTCAGCAAGAATAGACCAAGAAACTACACTAGACCGCATAGCCATATATGGTTTATACTTCTTATACCATTTAAACTTTCTACATTCATTTGCAGTGCATGCAAAGAAATGCATTGATGTTTGATAATCATCTGAATAAAGAAGAATAAATGGGAAAATGTTATCATTATTAAAATCCCAGACTTTTGCTGCATCCCATACCATACTTTTAAGGTCAATATTTTTAAATTGACGAAGATATGGAATTGCATTAATATCGTCTAGAACATCAATAAACTTAGAAAAATTACCATTAGACTTATCTAACTTAAGAATTTCACCTCTAATTCTTTCAGCAGAAATAGTTGCAAGACCATAAGCCATTTCTCTCATTGCTTCACGAGTTTTATGTTCAATTTGATAACCAAAATTGATTGCAAATCGAATACCTCGAATAATACGCAATGCGTCTTCACGAAAACGGTCTCTAGGATTACCAACTGCTCTGATAAGCTTGTTATTAATATCAGTGACACCATTAACTGGGTCAATGATAGTTCCATCACCATCAATACCAATAGCATTAATAGTAAAATCGCGACGTTTTACATCTTCATCAAAAGTCTTTGCAAAAGTAACAGAATCTGGGTGACGACCGTCAGAATATGTGCCATCAGTTCTGAATTGAGTTACTTCAAATGGAATATCACCCATGAAAACAAGCATAGTTCCATGTGCTTCGCCATTGTTACTAGCTGTTTTATATTTTTGGATTAACATATCCATAGGCATATTAGTAGCAATATCGACGTCATGAATTTCTGGATATTCAGTCTGACCTGCTGTAGCTCTAAGAATATCACGAACACATCCACCTACGACATAGGCTTCGTTACTACCAAAACTGGACTTAATATCTGCACAGAGCTTAAGTCCTTTTTCAAATTCAACCGTTTTAATTTTACTAATATCAATTTTCATATAATAAAATATAGAAAAGACAGGATTCTTTGTAAACCCTGCCTTAAATAATATAATGTTTCAGTTAACGTAATAATTTTTTGATACCAGTTTTAACTGAAGCATATTTAGTATCACCTTTTTCAATATCTTTCATTGTAGATAATACTAAACCGACATATTGTGGATATTCATCCAGTTTAATTTTAACGTAGTCATATCTATCTTTACCAGTTAATCCTGTTTGTAAGAAATCAACTGCATAGTTATAAACAATGTTAAAAATATTATGCATTCTTTCTCTAAGATTGTCTGCATAATTACGAATTTCTGGTAATTCTTCAGGAATTTCAAGAACTTCGTCGTCGATATTTCTATAACCCTTCGTAGGATCTACGTTTGCATAGAAAATATCAGTTACTGGGTTATATCTCATATACATTTCTCTTTCAGTCAAGTTATTCATGACTTTGAACATTTCACAATATTCAATGCCTTTCAATTTACACTTGTAACCGTTATCGAACGTAACTACTACGCCTTCAAGTTCTTTCGGGTATTCAGAAACAACTTTCATCATGTCATTAAAATTATCAAATTCGACAACTTCAGACATCTTTACACCCAACTCCTTAGATGTAGCAATTAACGTATCGAGAGAAAATTCTTCACCTGTCTTGATGTCAATCATTCCAAGCAAAGCCATACCTTCAAAATCATATCTTACAACGTGTCTATCACCATTATAAATGATTTCGAATAGATATGTGATATAAGGGTTAAGTTTGGTATAGTCAACATTCGTTTCAAACCATTCTTGTGCCCAACCCGACTGGTCTGCAGTAAAGGAACCACCAGTCTTAACACGCCACTTATTTTCCTTATCCGAATATCTGTCAAAGAAAACGATTCCTAAAGAACCATCCAATTTATTCATTGCACGGAACTTTCCTATCAAGTTAGGACGATATTCAGCTTTTAACTTTTCTCCCAAAGTAGTTAAAACACCATCAACTGTCATCAGTTCGGTATGGTTAAAGAATTTCTTGAAAGGTCTTGCAACGATTTCACCAGTTTCCTTATCAAAAGTGATACCACGAGCATTAATGGTGACGTCATCCCACAGCTGGTTAAAAGTGGTATTGATATTATACTTGAAACCTACATAATGTTCAGTTTCATGCATCGAAACACGATTTTCTTGCAATGCCTTGTAGAAATCATCTAATTTTGGAATATAAGTATTTTTCATGATTTCTAAATATAATAAAAAAGAGGTTGTTTGTCAACCTCTTTTATTACTAAGCTTTTTCATTTCGCTGAACGTCTTTATATATCTTATAAAGCATCATACATTTATCGATATAATTCTTTGTTTCTGTTGCAAGTTTTGGTGCTTCATTACCATCTTTATCAAGTGTTCTATTAGCTTTATATGCTCTCCATGCAGTTGACTGACGTCTACCGCCATTATATGCGGCTAACATCATTTCAATAATATTATTATGACGTTTAGAAAGATTTGCGATAATACGACCAGCATTATCGATATTTGTTTCCATATCTCTTAACTTGTTGAAATCAAATGTATTTTTATCTTTCTTTTGAAGTCTGAAATGGGAGTCATATGCTGTATTTTTTGTAATCTGCATAATACCTACAGCACCTTTACCGCTCTTACTGTCATTATTGAAATTACTTTCAGTACCAGCTATTGCAAGAAGAATATCAATATCAACATTATACTTATTTGCGGTTTCGACCATGCATTTAGCAATAGCATCAAGATTTTCCTTAGCAGACTTTTTCAACATTGATTTAGGTGTTGCTAAAATTTTCTTTTTGGTCAATTCAATTTCATCTTTTTTACTAATTGTATAAGGTGACTTGTTATTGCTCAATTTATAAGTCTTAGGTACACCATAACGGTCAGAATCGAGATTATATCTATCATGAACATGAACGATTGAATTCTTACCAAATGTTGTATCGTTTACTGGCTTTGCATCAATATGACTGTTACCAAATGCTGTAGATGCTGCCAATGCACCAATTCCAATAGCTTTTCCAAGTGTAGATTTAATATCTTCGCTCAAAATACAATATCCGTTTTCTTCTAAAATTTCTATTGCTTCTTGTATCGTCATATATTATTTATGACTAAATACAAGATATATTATTTTGTAATTTCATAATTAATATCAAAATCTTGTTTTGATACATATGAATATTTTTCATTATCATTTAAAATATAAGAATTATATGGAAAATAAAAAGAATGTATAATCCCAAATTTTTCTACGCTATCTTCATCCCAGACGATGACTCCATTTTCAGTAAAATCGAAATCATATTGCTCGCCTAGGAATTTTTCTATCTTTTCTTTATCTTTTTCAGTAAAATACATAAAGTAAACATTTCGTTTTGAAATTTCTTTACATATTCCACTGGTTTTATTAAACTTACATTTAAAAAGATTAGAAAATAAGGTTTTAAACATATATAATCCTTATAAGTAATTTTTACAAAGATAGTATATTTATTGCTTTTTGTCAACCCTTATAATAAATATGCGGCAATATTCTGAATATAACTCTCCATAGTGTTAGCACGGTCAAATCCGCCTCTTGTGATTTTACCGTCTTTAGATATACTATATTTGCGGCTATCAAAATACTTGTTATATTTAGTTACATCTACCTTCAAATCTTCATCTCTTGTAAAGTGTTCAAGAATTTCAATATGTGTCATTACTCCGTCATTATTACCAAAAATAACATTACCATTCTTATCAATAATATCATGAATTGTTCTAAAACCATACGGACTTCTTGCTTTTCTTGTCAATAGCCAGAAACCGTAACCTAACGGTGCGATTGTCTCATATTGAAGATCTGTAAATTCTGTTTCTTCTTGTTTGAATAATAAAGAACCATCTGTTTTATAAATTAACGGATTATTAATATTAAATCTTGCACATTCTACTAGGACGTTTGGATCACCATGGTTTCTTGAAAGTTCTGCACCAATAACGATTATAGTGCTATCACCACTGGAAATAGTCGCAATTGAAGTAGTTCCATCATCATCTTCTACACTAGTAATATTTTTAAAATTTCCATCTTTATCAATAATTACATAATTAAATGAATCGCTTTCATCAAACTTTGTACCTATGACTAATCCTTTGTTTACTGATGCTTCATCATCGAAATAACCTTCGTCTAAATACATGTCTTTTGAAATTATTTCATTATTTTCCATATTGATAAGAACATGTTTTTGGAAATTAATATCGTCAAATTCTTTTAAACCCTTAGTTCTAATATATAATATCTTTCCAACAACAAATGGTTCATATCCTTCATCGAAATCACTAGTTTCACTGTTATAAACAAGCTTACTATTATAATAAACTTTATGTTGTTCCTTTACTTCATCATTATATTCAACTATTGCTACATTTGGCGTTCTTGTATTATATTTTAAAATTCTTATATTAGAATAACTATTAATATCATCAATTTTTTCGCCATTATATAGCATTATACCAGAATATCTATTTGAATCATCAGAATTATATGCTATAACATATCCTTTCTCTAAAGAAGACGAATCTGAAATATGATTACATTTATATTTTACTGGCTTCATATTATATAAGTCAAATAAAATAAGTCTATCTAAACTTCTATAAATGCAAGATTTATCAAATCTAAGTTTATCATCAATAATTGCCGTATTTAAATCTGGTATATATTCATTTTTAATATAATATGTCTTTTCTGTAGCAGTATTATAAATACAGACATCTTCAAAATTCTTACATATTTGTCTATTACCAACATTAATAGCTAAAATTATTTCACCATCTTTTTCAAAAACAGATTCGATAAAAACCGGACTTTCTAATAAGAATTGTTCTTTATCTAAATCATATACATTTGCTCTGCCAGTAGAATCTAAGCTACAAAATAGTAAACGATTTTTTGTAGAATATTGTGCATCACTGAATGTTGGTTCGAAAGATGTTTTATAAGCATAAAGTGGAATAATATTATAGAAATTATGGTCAAAATAAGTATCTGTATTAGGACCAATTACAATATTCTGTGAATGTCCATCTCTAACATAATTATTAACAACTCTAAATACACAATCATCTATTGTCTTACCAATATATAATGCATCTGCATCACTATACATGAAATTTGGAACTGGTTTATTATTCTTTAACAATATTTTAACATCTACAGAATCATCATAACCATGTTCATAGAAACCTACAAGAGCATAGTTTTCTGGTAATTTAGCACATAATGTAAATTTATCAAATCTGAAATCATTTGTATAATATTCTACAGATTCCATTGCACGTGCATAATCTCGTGCTTCAGAACCATCATCTTCATCTTCTGGTGTTCCTTCAAAAACCATTTTTTGCTGTATTTCTTTAACACTGCATCCTAATATATCTGCAAGTTTATCTGCCATACCAGTAGAACCTGGTTCTCCACAGAAATAATCGCCAAAACCTAATGAAGATGAACCACTATTTCCTTCGCCATCACAGTGATTATATCTTGATGTTACTTGTTCGATAAACGTATTAACATCATTCGAACCATTAACCATTACACAAATTAAACTTTCGCCCCATCTATTATATGGTGCAGAACCGTCATTGAAATCTTTGACGTTTAAATTCATGAAATCATCTGTCCAGCAGAAATAAACAGTTCTTTTAGTTCCACAACCATAACCATTCCAATGACTAGGATCTGTTGGAATTGTAATACACCAATTACAGCCTAAAGCATCACTAGTTTTATTAGTAAGTTTATTCCAAGTTGCTGCTGCATTATGGTTAGGAATTAAACATGCATTATATTTTCCTATTTTAAATGAATTTTCATGATATGGTTCATCGAAATGTTTAATTTCATTACCACCACCATCATATCTTACAGAAGAATTAACGACAAAATGTTTAGTTTCTTCACCTTCTGTACTTTTCTTATTCTTAATATATTCATCTTTATTCTTTGAATAAATTTCATAATAATGGTCAAACATTGGTAAGAATTTTGCTTTCAATTCGTTTAATGAAAGACCATTCATATTTTTATCCATCATTAAAGACTTATCATTTTTAGCAATACCATCTTGACGTGCATAAACCGCTGTAAAGTAAACTTGTTTTAAATCTGAAACTAAACCTTGTTTAAATTTTGGTTTATCGAATAAAAGTTCTTTATACATTATTCTAACAAGACCAAGAACGTAAGAATTAAGCCATTTCATTTCATTTCTTGGAGCATACATGAAAGGATAGATAATCATTCCTTGAATATCTCTGACTTTTTGAGCAGCAAAGGCTTTTAAATCATTAGGTTTTTCTGGTCTAAGTTCTTCAAAACCTCTAAATTTATATAATTCATCATAGTTATTTTCAATATATTTCTTAGCTTGATCTACACTTTCATCATGGAATGATTCCATTATAAGATTTGTATCTTCTACTAAAAATTCAGCTGCTATGTCAAGAATAGATGTCATAAAAACCTTTATAAAATATTTTATATATTTATAGTTTTATATCTATCTATACTCACACGTTCAAATTATCTGTAGAGACAATAAGCCTATCCAGGAAGATAGGAAAAAGACATCTGTCTTCGACCTTCGGGACTTACGGATATGCTTATGGGTCGGTCATCCTGTACTCCAGCTACATCATATCCAGCCATGGCGGCTAAATGTATAATTTGCTAAATTATACTTCGATAATCGCATTTCGTTATCAGTTACACGCAAAAACTGCGATCTACCTGATCGTATTATTGTCATACTCCGATTTCAGTATGAAACGGCTATCCCTCTACCGACAATTCCATTGAGTTGGTCTTCGTTCCGAGGAAATAGTCTTTGAAATGTAAAACAAATATAATAAAAAAATAAACGCTAATTTTTATTAGCGTTTTAATTTTGATTTTTTTATTCAATAGCATCTATTACTCTTGATATTGCATCAGTAATATTTGGATTATTTGGATCATCCTTTAATGCGGTTAATAATAAATTTACATAATCCTTAGCTTTAGCTTTTGTAATAGAACCTTTATATTTTATATTAATATCTTTTAATATCTGAAAAACTAAACCTGGATAATAGTTACCTTTACCTCTACCTCCTGGCAAATGCCATGGTTGTAAAGTTCCATCATCTTCCGTTTTTTCTTCCTTTTTACGACCAAATGGAAATAACTCATTTAAAATATAACCATTTTTTTCAAGAATATTTTTTGCTTCAACTAAATCCATATATTATTTATAAAAAGTTGATATTTAATTTTGATTTTTTTGTTTTTTAGCATTTTTGGCGTTTTCTGCCTCTATATTAGCAGCTAAAAATTTTTGATACATTTCTTCAGCATCATTTGATAATTCTACATCACCATTAGGATAAATAAAATAAGAATTTGGAGGACTTACTTCACGATATTTACCATCATCGCACTGTTCCATATGAGATTTATCTCTTAAATGACAAACCGCGATTGGTCCTCCTGGTTCATTAAGAAATTCAAAGAAGTTAGAACCATACATACCTCCTAATCTTTCTGTAAATTCTTCATCTTTTATAATTTCTTCACCATCAGTATTAATTATATTAATATATCTTTTTGCATCAATAAGTTTAGAAACTTTTGCATATCCACGACTATTAAATTTTTCAATACCTGAAAATTTATTATTGGTTAATGCTTTACCATCAGAATTATAAAGATCACATGTTTTTTCAAAAGCATTATAAAATATTGCAAGATGAAATTGTGGAATTGGAATACCAGTAGTAAAATTTTTATCTAATAAATATTCGTATTTTTTACCATTTCTTTTAATTAAATTATATGTTCCATTTGCACAAACAAACCAACAATTATCATCGATCTTAGATAGATTATCAAAAACATCAGCTAATTTAGCATTGTTATTATTGAGTTTAAATAAGGCGGTAGATAATCCTTTAGCATGATTATTTTTTATAAAATCTATACCATTATCTTCATTATTCCAATCATAATAAATAATTTTGAAATTTTTCAAATCACGTAAATTATTAATATTTAATTCAGATTCATAATTATAATTCTTATGACGGCCACCCAAATAAGCAGTAAATGCAAAATTAATATCATTAGGCTCTACTTCTGCAGAAATTAATACTGGAATTTTGGATTTATAAATAATCATCATTCCAGCAATCCAACCACCACAAGAATTCTGAAGAAAATGTCTAGAAACTTCAGGATCTACAGAAAAAGAATTAAATCTTTTTGTTTTATTACTTAATAAATTTATTATTTGTTCTCTAGCTTTAGTAGTATTACAATTTTTTGGTAATTTCTCTCGTTCAGCAAGAACACCACGATAAACCGTTACTCTGCCACGTCTATGTTTAAGTAAAAAATTAATTGTTAATTCTGCATTTTCAATATCTATATATTTTTTAGCAGTTTCGACATCACCTTCTTTATAAGCAGTTAATAATGACTCATAATTTTTATTACTTGTTGACATTGTATCAAGAACGCCATCAATATAAGCAAGCCATAAGGTTTTTTCATCTGATTTTTTAGTATTTAACCAACGTTCACCTTCATGATCATTATAACGTTTATCATCAGTATAAGTAATTAATTTTTCTCGACCAGATTTATTATATGCATTTACGTTTTTATCAATATGTGTTCCATATTGTTTACGTTCATATTCTGTCCATTCTTCACTTTCTAAAATAAATCCGTATCTATGTAATAATTCTTTAGCTTCGCTTAAATTCATATAATATTTATAAAAAAACAGATATTCCTAAGAATATCTGTTTTGGATTTATATGAAATTAAACTAGTCTAATAAGAACATTGCTCTTTCTAATATTAAGTTACGTTTAGGTTTTATTGTAGTTTTTTCATTAATTAAATTAATACCTAATTTAGTTAACATAGATTCAGTCAAACGTTCAAATGTTGTACTTACGTCACCATAAAGGTTAATATAATAAACAGTTCCACTAGCGCCAGCTTCAATAGTTGCATATCCACTGTCAGTAAAATATGATAACATTCTCTTAAATGGAAGTTTAAGTAATGGTTTACCATCTGGCTTAATTATTACCTTTTTATTTGTTTGACTTTGGCTATTTGTAATAGTAACACAGAAATAACCTGGAACATTAATTATGGAAGTATTATCTATATCAATATTATTATATTCTGCTAATACGCTTAAATCAGAATCATTGAAAGTTACTTTATTATGTCCATAATATAATAACCAAGTTCCACCGTTATATAATACTTTTTTAACACCTTTTCGTGTATCAAGTATAAAACGATTTTCAACTGTATCATAAATGCCATTGGTATTATCATTATAATTTAATAACACATAACGATTATCAATAATCTCAGGATATGAACTAGCTAAATTATAACTTAACATACTATTATTAACATAGAATTTATCTCTATATTTTAAAACATTTTTAAATGTAAATAGATCACTAATATCAGAAACTGAAAGATTATCAATTTTTTCTTTAGTAATGACATCTACTACTATATAATTGGAATTTCCTCCTTCTCTATAACATGCATATCTTGAATTATTATAGTCTGTACTACCAATTCTTGTAGCATTATTAACAACAAGTTCACCGTTAGCATTATATATTGCATACTTATCATTATCTTTAACTGTAAAATAATCATTACAAACCTTTGTAATATATTTTCTACCTTTAAAAATAATTTTATTGGTATTTTTATTAAATACTATTTTTGCACCATTTTCCATTTCACCAGTAATTAAGTTTGTAGAAATTGCATAATCTGGATCTCCGTTTTGAAATTTAAATGGTAATCTGGCAATAGTTTTACCTTTAATATCTATTGTTTCCCAATTTGAAGTAGCTTCTTTTTTAATACAGATTGTTTTAGAATATTTTGTTTGCAACATAACATCAGCAACTGGTTTTCTTAACAAGAAACATTTATTCTTAACATTAAAAATATTATATAAAGAATTTCTTACTTCTACTTTTACATAAGTTTCCGGAGTATAAGCAGTACGACGCGGAGTATAAATGTTAGCAACATCTTGATCCAACATCATATCGCCATATACGTCGACAATATTATATTTTTCATTACCGTTTACAATAAATCTAACTTTATAAGCTATAGTTTTGTTATTTTCATCATATAACGGTTTAAAGTCAGCAAACCATTGGTTAGGCGATATTAATTTACCAAGTGCATTAATAAAGTTATATTCTCCATCATGCTTAAATGGAACTATATTAACATAATCACTGGCGATAAGTTCATCATCATATTGAATATCAAATTGACGATACAAGTCGTCCATTAATTTTGCTACTGGTTTAGTATTTGCTGCAACAACACCAATAAGTGCATTATGGTCATGAACTACACCATTTTCATCAGCATTGGCACGTAATGGGAATTTATCAAAGAATTCTTCTTTTGGAATATTCAAAATTGCACAAATTTCACGTAAACCACGTTCATTCTTTTCAGTACAATCACTAGCTTTAGTAACAAGATTATCACCATATAAACTACCATCATTCCATTCACCGTTTGGACCATAGTGATTATATCTTGAAGTTGCTTGTCTGAAACGAGGAATACCATCAGGGTCAGCACTGACCATGATACAAATCATACTTAAACCGTATTCATTTTTTGGTGCATTTGGAATATCTTCACAATCAGAGAACCAACGACTATCTTCATTCATAGCTAGCAATGCTTCTTTAGATGCTGCCTTCCAGCAGAAATAAACACTACCGTGCCATTTACGCATATAAGAATCCCAATGACCTCTATCTTCTGGTTCAGTAATACACCAGTGACAACCAGCAGTTCGTGAACATGGGTTTGTATACTTATACCACTTTTTTGATTCTTCCCAATTAGGTATATATTCAATATGATAAGCACCAGCAGTAGAACGTCTGATTCTTTCAGCTTCTTCACGTGCTTCACGTTCACGGCGTTGTTCTTCTGTTTCTACAGCTGTTCCATTACGTGCTGCTTCTTCAGCATCACGTGCACGGTTATCTGCTACCATTCTTTCTTTTGCTTGTGCAATTCTATCAGCACCAAGAAATTCTTTTAACTGATTAAACGTTAAAGGTTCACCAACAGGTTGTCCATTTTGGTTATTCTTGATAAAATCTTTATTCAATAAACCTTGATATTGTTGGTTTCCAGAACGTAAACCTGCTGCAATACCATCACGCCATTCATAATAAGCAGCACAATACATTATTTGTAACTGCTGTAATTTTCTCATATTTTCATGGTCACTAAGATAACCACATTCCAAAACTGCAATTCTTACAGCGCCAGGTAAAAATTTATAAGTTCCTTTTGCTGCTCTTGTAGCAAAGTGACCGAAATATTCCTGAACTTCTCTAGCCATAGCCAATGCTCTGGTAGATGGCTGCATACGACCACGGTAGTTTATCTGTTCTTGCTGACCTGCTGCATTTAAGTTAGGTTCATCGCCTTCAATACCGAATTCTTCCATAGGATAATTCTGTTGTAACCAGAGTAATGCACCATCCTGACCAGCACTATTAGCATCTTCATTTATAATATGATTTTCATTTAGCAAATAAGCTGCATATTCTAAGTTCATATAAATTCCTTTTTATTTTATAATATTTATAACATTTTATTATTGTAAAAATAAAACAGATATATTAAATATATCTGTTTTATAGGATTTATATGAATTTTTAGATTAGTCTAGCAAAAATGCAGCTTTATGTAACCAATGACTAAATGTATTTTCATTAATTATCGGATTGTTATTATTTGTATACATAGATTCTGTAATATTTTCAACAACTCGGCTTACGTCACCATAAGTATTAATAAAATAATTATTAACACCAGCATTGATGATAGCAAAACCATCGTTATTAAATCCACTGACTAGTCGTTTAAAATTATATCTACATAATTTTTTACCAGCAAGAGTGAAAATATTATAGGTTCTATTAGAAAAACTAACTAAAATACAATCTTCATTTATATAAGTTGCACCAATTATTTGATCAGTGAAAGAACCTGGTAAAATAACACCTTCAGCTGTAATAACTCCATATCTACCGTTACGTCTAAACATTATAAATTTATCTTGATATGAATCAATAAAATTATCACACGGTTCGTCAAAAAGGAAACGACCTTCAGTAACATCATATGCATTATAAATACCAGATAATGTTCTTAATGGAATTATGTCATTTCCCAATGAAGCAGAAAAAATACTATAATCTGTATTTTCTAAAATAGTGTTACCGTCTTTATCAGTTAATGTAAATTTATCATTAAGTTGATTAAGATAAGAAATATATTTACCTTTATAAACATTAACATAATCTGTTGGTGAATTTGGTGCATTTTCTATTACGAAATCACCATTTTCATTCATTATGCTTGTGCCATCATCAGTTCTAAATACGTAATAACCATTTCTCTGAATTATACTGTTTCTAGTTAATGGTGAGTTTTCTGGTAATAATAAACCTTTATTTGAATTAATGATATTATATCTATTATTACATCTTATTATAATATTACCATTATACTTATCAACAAGTGCAGTATCTATTTCACGTTTCTTGCATTCAAATAATTTTCTATTATTTTTCTTACTATAGAATCTAACTTTATCATTTGATTCTGTTGCATAAATATTTTTATTGCAATAACTAGTTAAAAATTCAGATGATGCAAGTTCTTTAATAATTTTACCCTTGAAATCGACAAATTTCCATTTACCATCATCATAAACTGGAATAGAAACACCATATTGTTCTTCCAATCTAACATTGTCATATGGTTTTCTTAAGAACGGCATACCAGTGTTACGGTTAACAATATTATATTTGTAGTTTCCACCAACAACAACTCCAATTTTTACATATTTATCATTAAATCCATCAATTTTTGGAACATCTTGTTCAATTAATTTGTTACCGTTGGTATCAATTATATTGAAATAACTACCGCCATTCTTAGTAAATCTTACAATAGCAGTTGGCTTGGTAAATGTGAAATGATCAAGAATTTTTGTAAACCATAAAGTTGGTGAAATAAATTGTTTTGTAACATAATTATAATAATTATATTCATGCTGATGTTCAACCATAAGTAAATGGTTATCACATTCATGATAATTATTTACTGCGCCCATCAATGCTTCAGGGTTATTAAGAGAGTTATTTAATGTAGTATGGTCAATACCATTTTCATTACCACCTTCACTCTTAAGAGGTTTGAACTTTCTATTAAATTCAGCTTCAGTAATACCTAAAATTTGACATACTTGTTCTTTACCGCCATCAATACATAACTGGTCACCGAAATATTTATCATCACCACTAGTTCCTAAGTGTCTATGACCATGGCTATCGCAATGGTTATAACGAGAAGTAGCACACAAGAATCTAACATTTGCTGGATTATCATGATCTTTTGTAACCATGATACAAATTAAGCTCAAGCCATATTCACTAAATGGAAGATCCTTAATTTCTCTATCTCCATCATAATCAGCAACATGGTCATTCATCGCAAGCAATGCTTCTTTAGATTCAGCCTTCCAGCAATAATAAATTGTCGGAACATCCGGTAACCAGTTTGTCTGATAAGCATTCCAGTGTCCATGGATTTCTGTAATACACCATCTAGCACCTGCAAAGCGGTCACCTGCTTGGTCTGCGGTTGGGTTAGTATATTTACACCATTCTTTAGAAACATCCCATGATGGAATATACTCAATATGATATTGACCAGCACTAGAATTATCAATGCGTTCTTGTTCTTCACGTGCACGACGTTGTTCTTCTGTTTCCTGAGGTTCTTCAGCTACTGCTGGTGCACCACCTTCTCCTTGAACACGTGCAGTAGCTTCTGCAAACTTTTCATCAACATGTGCGAACATCGGTTCGAATTCAGCAAGCAATTCATTATATGACATTGGTTCGCCTTGTGGCTGACCATTACGTCCAAATCTAGTAAAGTCTTTAGTTACTTTACCTTTATAGTTAGGATTTTGTTGCTGACCTTCAATCCAGTCAATATATGCAGCAGCGTAAATATAACGTAATTTATTAAGTTTAACGTTATCCTGCCTATTACTATACCAACCGCAATCAGTAAATGCAACTCTGACTGCACCTGGTAAATACTTATAAATACTTACATTTGCGTCATGGTCAATTCTAAGACCATTATAAAGCCAGTGACCAAAGAATGTTCTTGCATGTTCAAGAAGATACTCAATACGATTTAATTCAATTTCATGCCCATTCTGTGAAATTGTGAATCTATTACCTTCAGCATCATGTGTATCTTCTGGATCTTCACCAAATTCAAGATATGGATAATTCTTCTTTAACCATGCTTTTGCTTTAGAACGACCTTCACCATCTGCGTCTTCTGTTAAAAACTGATTTTCATTTAATAGATATGCTGCATATTCTAAATTCATATAAGTCCTTTTTCTTTATATTATTTATAATAAAAAAATACTGACTATTTAAAGTCAGTATTTTAATAATTTTAATATTTTTAGATTAAATATGCAGCTTTTTCTAATAATTTATTAGTTTTTCTGAATATCGGTTGTTTTTCGTTTAAGACTGGTTTTTTCATACGAATAAATGTTACTTCATTTATTGGAGCCAATGTTCTACTAATATCACCATAAATGTTAATATAGTAAATATTACGACCAGCTTCAATAACTGCAATTCCATCTTCATTAAATTGGCTTAATAAAGATTTAAATGGCAATCTGAATAACAACTTTCCGTCAGGACCGATAATATTAAAAACATTATCATTTTCATGTTCATATGCTTGGCAAAGGAAAAATCTATCAGTTAATGCTGAAATACTAGCAAGATTTGAATATTCTGCTAATTTATTAAAATCTTCATCATAGATTGCATATTTACGTGAACCAAGATAAACAGAATAAATAGTTCCATTAAATAAAATAAGTGAATCTGCTAGTCCAGAACAAACAATTTCTTTTCTAGGAATGTTATAAATTGCATATTTGCCATCTTCTGTTCTAATTACAACATTTTCAGGACTTACAATATGTGAAAATTTATTAGTTCCACTATAAAGTTTGCAAACCAACTCACCACTGTCATATAATTTACCAGCATTGATATAAGCAGTTCTATGTATTGCATCATAATTCATGCTTGGTGAATGTACAACTATATTAAATGAATTCTTTACGTCATAAAGAGCCCAATCCTGGTTTACTGGTTTTGCTAATAAATATTGGTCACCTATTTTATAAGAACTTATATTAGCATCATAAATATTGTCTAATGCAATATTTCCATTTGGATAATAAATTTTATATCTATCATTAATTCTAAATACAAAGAAATCATCAGTTATTAATTTAATAGCTGAAAATGTTAAGTTATTACCAGGAACATTTAAAACTTTTCTACTTGTTATCTTATCATAAATACAAAGTTTATTAGCTGCAGTTATTACTGGTATATATCTACCAGATTTAACATTCGTCAAATTAGATGTGCTAATTGTATCTTTGAACGGTAATGTATTAAGTTTTTTACCTTTTAAATCTACTACTTCATAATTACTATCTTGTGTTTGCTTAACGACAATACCTTTACCCATTGTAGCAAATAATGCAACGTCATAAACAGGTTTTGGTAATAAAATATTTTTATTTTTAATATTAACTACGTTTACCAAGCGAGGTTCATTCTTAACAAGGAATTTTACATAATTTCCATTTTTATCAAGAATAGCAGCGACATTTTGTTCTAATATAAATTCACCATATTCATTAATTAGGTTATAAACACTCATACCATTAGATTTAAATTTAACTTGATATGCATATACGTCATATAAGTTAACGGAACCAAATGTATTTGGTCTACTATCACCCATAGTTTGAACATCACTAAACCAAGTAGATGAGAATATCAATTTACCTGTTTTATTAATGAAATTATATTCACGTTGATGGCAAATTTTAGTTATAAAACCATTATATTCATCTGATACAGTAACATTAAAATCGTTTCTTAATTTTTTATGTAATTTTTTCTCTGGCAAATTTGCAGAAGCTAAGAATCTAATAAGTTCTGTATGGTCACTAGCAGTTGTTGAATGTAAAATAAATTTATCAAAAAATTCAGTTTCTGTAATACCTAAAATTTCGCAAATTTCGTGTAAACCACGTTCATTTTTATCAGAACGTCCTGAAGCAGCGCGAACAAGGTTATCACCATATAATGAACCAGCGGTACTGCTATGTGGGCCATAGTGGTTATATCTTGAAGTTGCCTGTCTGAAACGAGGAATACCATCAGGGTCTGGGCTAACCATGATACAAATTAAGCTTAAGCCATAACCATTCTTCGGTGCTTCAGCAGTACGGTCAGCTGGCCAATCTGCAAACCATTGTGGATCATTATTCATTGCCTTTAATGCTTCTTTAGATTCAGCTTTCCAGCAATAATAAATAGAACCGCCTTCCCATGTGCTTAAATAACCATTCCAGTAGCTTTCTTGCTGTGTAATACACCAGTGACAACCAACACTTGTGCTAAGCGGGTTTGTATATTCATACCAAGTTCTAGATGTAGCAAAATTTGGAATATACTCGATATGATATTCACCAGCAATAGAACGTCTGATTCTTTCAGCTTCTTCACGAGCTTCACGTGCACGGCGTTGTTCTTCTGTTTCTTCAGCTGACTGTGCTTGAGCTCCTGCAGCTCCTGCAGCAGCTTGTGCATCTAATCTTGCTTTTGCAGCTTCAACTCTATCGCCAAATAATGCGTTTAATTCATTAAATGTCAATGGATTACCAACCGGTTGACCAAGCTGATTATTTTTAACGAAATCTTTATTTACTAAACCTTGATATGGACCGCCATTAGACTGTCTACCTTCATCAATACCGTCACGCCATTCATAATATGCTGCAATATAAAGATCTTTAAGTCTATCAATTTTAGCATTATTTACTCTAGCCGTAAGCCAGCCGCAATCAGTAATTGCAATTCTTACAACACCTGGTAAAAACTTATAAAGACCTTTTGCCCAACCTTGAAGACCTCTATTAAGTGGTCTTGCAAAAAATTCTTCGGCATGTCTTTCAATTCTTTGTGCATTATTTGCGTGAATATTTTCACCACGACGACCAGCAATCATTAACGGAGTTCCGTCTTCATTATAAGCCATGTCATCGCCGCTTATACCAAATTCACCCATAGGGTAATTCTGTTGTAACCACTGAACAGCACCGTTTTGACCAGCGCTGTTAGCATCTTCTGTTAAAAACTGATTTTCATTTAATAGATATGCAGCATATTCTAAATTCATATAAAACCTTTAATTTTATATTATTTATAATTTTTAAAATCCAAGCTTTTTACGAATATTGCCAGAATACTCTGAATATTTCTGAAATTTCATCTTTGTATCATCAATTTCATCTTGTTGTGCTTTAGAAAGTGGTCTGTTGTAATAATTATACCAACCATGACGCTCATCATATACAAAGCCCATATTTCTAAGTTTTTCTTTAAGCTGTTCTATTTGTGCTAAACAGTAATTGTATTCATCAATTTCATTCATTTACGTTTACTCCATTCTTTTTGTTTTTTAAGAAATTCTAGTTGTGTTTTTTCATTTTGTATAACCATACGTTTAAATTCAGTTACGGTATTATATTTTGTATTAACCAATTCCAAATTTGGTTCATATTTTACAAAAAGAAAGTGGTCTTTTAATTTTAATACAGTAATTGTATTATAAATTAAGTTTACAATAATCATATTACCAGTTACTATATTGGTTTTTATGTGTTTTCCCCATAAAAATTTACTCAACTTTATGTAACCGTTGTCGTTTAAGAATTTTGTCATCATATTAAAAAGAGGATTCACCATTATTCACTATTAAATCTACACAATATTTATAATTAAAAAATGGATGCTGTTTCCAACATCCATTTATAGGAGTTATATATGAATTATCTTATTTTCTTAACTCTATAGCCGTTTCTTTCAGCAATCATTCTAGCTTGAACAATATCATCGAAATTTGTTGACTTGTTTTTTGCAATACCGTAACCATGTTCAGCTATAACAGCAAAGGCTTCGTCAAGCATTTCTGCAATTTCTGCATTACTAAAACTTTCTTTAATATTTGCTGGATCTAATGGAATGGTTCTGGATTTAAGAACATAGTTAACTGTTTCAGGTTCTGTTTCAGTTTTTTCCTGAACACTATACATTTCATAAACACCAAGCGGAACATATTTTCTAGTTTCTTTAGATTCATCATCTGGATTTAAATATAATGCAAAAAATACATGCAATTTTTCTTTATTTTTATATAATTTTTGCATATCTCTAATATCTGTTTTTGTGAATTTCTTTTTGGTTTTCTTTACACCAAGATCTCTTAATTCTGCTTGACGTCTAATATCGTTTGCTTTTGCTTTATCAGCTAAGATTGCTCTTGCTTCAATATTTGCGCTAACGCTTATATATTCACCATCATTTTCAATTTTATTGTAGAATAAATGGTCACCAGCAGATATACATTCACTTTCAGTATTATTTTCTAGCTGAATATAATGTAAAATATACTGGCTAACTTCTTTAATACCTTTTTGGAAAACAGAAATTTTACCATTTACACCCATAGTATTTTTATCAAAAAGTAAGAATGTATCTTCTTTATGATAAAATTCATCAGCTTCTGTAAGTTCGCCTTTTTCAATGATTGCGTTTAATTTATTAAAATACCCCAAAATTGTTTTAACAATATCAGATGTAGTTGCATTTGATAATGTTGCTTGCTCTACAACAGATAAAGTATATTGCAATTTATTTTGTTTATCAACAATTAAAACATTACCAGCATCACCTGTAGCAGTAGTTGTAACTAAATATTTACCACGTGCTCTTGCATTTAACGCATTTTGAATTTCAGTTAAACGTTTTTTAAACTCTGCTTTAGCTCTTGCATTTTTAGCTTGTTCTGTTTCACCATAAGCATCTTTTCTTTTCTGTGCTTTTTTTCGTTCAACTATACCGTCAATTATATTAGTAATAATAGTATCATTATAACGATTAATTTCAATTTGCGTTCTATTATCATTAATTACAGATACAATTTCATCAAAATCAACAAATTTATCACGGTCCTCTGCGCCTCTACCAGTGGTAATTTTTGTTCTTAAAATATTTAAAAAATCAATAATATTTTTTAAACCACTATCTCTATAACCGTTATTATATATTGTACTTAATTTATTTAATAGATAATAAAAAGTTGCATAATCTTCTTTACCATCATACTCATTAAAATAACGAGTATTATCTACAATTTCTTGTCTTAAATCTTCTTTTGTAGAAGATAATAATCTATCAACTTCATTTTTTGCAGCAGTTTCTTTAGCAATTACAGTATCATAATTACTATTTAAATCATCTAATTTTTTTTGTGCAGTTTCTAACTTATTAATTAAATCATCTCTATTCTTATTATAAGTTGTTGTTAATCTGATAGAATCATCTCTAATTTTAGTAGGCAATTGAGAACGTTCACGTCTTAATTCAGCTCTCATATTAGGCGGAAGTGAAACATTTTTGAGTTCTGCATCTATTCTTTCTTTTTCTGAGTTTAAATATTCGCCATTTTCAAATGCAGTCTTAGTTCTATTATAATTTGTATCTAATGCATTAAGTGATTTCTTAATATCAGCTATATTTTTTTCAAGACGCTTAATATCGTCACTTATATTTTCATTAAGAAAATGTAATGTATGTTTAAATAAGTAATTCATATATAATTCCTTTAATTTTATATTATTTATAATTTTTTTAGTTAAATAAAAATAAAGACTGGTTAAAAAACCAGTCTTTTTTAAAAGAATTTTACTGAAAATTAAATTGTCAATGCAGTCTTTGTATTCTGAATATCGATACCCATATGTTTGAGAATGTCAACCAATGAACCAACAGCCTGTAACTGAATCTTTTGGTTAATAATATTCTGATACTTAGCCTTAGCGTCTTGAGAATCGAACATATCGTCAGTGACAAATGTCTTAAGTGCATAATTGACGATTGCATTGCCCAAATCTTGTCCAAGCTGAGCAAGACCAGCCTTCAAATCACCACGACCGACATAGCGATTAATCAAGCTTTCTGCAGAACCGTTCATAGCCTGGGTCTGCAAGCTCTGTTCAGCTTCAGATTTCTGCTGCTGTTGCTGCTGCATCTGAAGTTCTTCGTCCATCTTTCTCTTATTTTCGAGATATTCTTTGAAATTTATATCTTTAGAATCCATTTTAAACTCCTATAATTCTTTTATATTATTTATAAAGTTTTATTTACAGTTATGTATTTTTTGAGTAATGCACGTGTTCTGGATCCAACATCCGATAATTTTGCATTTATAGTAAATACAATTTCATTGGATTTCATACGATATTTAAGGGTTACTCTTTTTCTATACCCATAAACACGAACCGTAAGTTTACCAGATTTTAGCAAGGTTATTACACCAATATTGCGTTTTTCTGCAAAACTTACGTTATTATCAATAATATTAATTTTTTGATTTGAGAACATTTCATAAGAAAAGCCCATAGAGACTATAACATTTAAAACCTTCTCAAGTCGTTTGTCTAATTCCTGGAAATTTACTATCATACATTATTTATAAACTTTTTAAAATGTATGATTATCGTTTCCTCTTTAATACCATAAATGTCGTATCGAAATCATTATCTGCATCAGCCTTAAAATCTTCGCTTGAAATGATTTCCCATTGATTCATATTAATTTCAGGGAAGAAAACATCACCGTCTTCGATAATTGTATGGACACGAGTCAAATAAAGATAATTGACAAGATTAATTGCTTGTCTATATAATGTTCCGCCACCAATAATAAAAGGTGTTGAATCATTACGTGAATTTGCATAATCTGCAGCATATTGTAAAGATGGTTTTACAATACAGCCTGGGATTTCAAGTTCCATATTTGACGAAACTACAATGTTTGTTCTATTAGGTAATGGTTTACCAATAGATTCATAGCATTTTCTACCCATTATAATACAGTGACTGTCTGTAAGTTTTTTAAAACGCTGCAAATCTGACTTAAGATGCCACGGCATTGTTCCATTTTTACCAATGACGTTATTTTCAGATGCTGCAACAATCATGCTATAATTTATACTACTCATATTTGTTCTATTTCAACTCCATTATTACTTAAAAATTCAAGACCTTTTGAACCACGATCATATTTATTAACATACATAATATGTTTAATGCCAGCACTATAAATTAATTTACTACAATTTTCGCAAGGTTCATGAGATAGAACCATAGAAGCACCAGAAATATCAATTTTATTTTTTAATGCATAACCAATAGCTGACATTTCAGCATGAATTTCATTTCTTTCAGAAAATTCATGATGTTTTATTCGCCATTCAGATTCTTCAATTTCTAGCCATGGTTCTTCTTTGGTCGTTCTATAATAATATTTATCTGCTTCGACTTTAAATAATTCATTACAGTTTGTTTGACCGGATGGAGTTCCATTATATCCGCAAGATATAATTCTTCCCTCTTCTACAAGCAATGCTGCAACCTTAAGTCTAGCACATTTACTAAGATTCTGATATTCTTTTAATACTGTTTTGTAAAGATGTTTATACTTTAGTTCCATGATATAAAATATAAAAAAATAAGGGTTTTCAGTCAACCCTTATTTCTTAAATATTATCAATAGCAAGTGCAATTATTTCGTCTTTAGTAAACCAGACATATCTTCCTTTTTCTGGATATTTTTTACTGACTTGTTCTTGCCCAGAATTTATCTTAGAAATTAATGCATCATAAAAAGTTTTAGCTTTTACAATATAACCTTCTGTATATGTATCAAATGTAAAGATTAAATCGATAGAAAAATCGCCTGAATAAATTTTACTTTTTTCACCTCTACCATTAATATGTGTATAAGTAATTTTATCAGCATTTTTCGAACTTTTTACATCATAAAATGTTTTAATATCATCTACAGTATCATGTTTAACAATATCAATTTTGTCTTCCATGTCCATTTTTGAGCCTTCTGGCGCTTCTTCAATATCATATCTAGGTAATTCTTTATATTTTTTAAGAAATCTACCGTATATAACATGCTGAGCTGAAAGACCTTCAATTAAATATTGATTTGGTGTATAACTCATTCCATTCCTTTATTTTAACTTTTTAATAATTATTGAATATTCAGAAAATGTTGACATTAATCCAGGAAGTCCCGACATTTGAACAAATTTGAAGTATTGTTTAGCGTCAAATTTGCCAGGAACAAAACTATTTAAAGTTTCTAATATTGGAATTTCAATATCTTTAGGAATACAATTAAAAGAAATCAACTTTGTGTTCATTTCATAACGGTCTCTAAGACATTGTTCGTCCAACCATTTATCAAGATTTTCATTTATAATATTTAATGCTTTTACCGGACCAACACCTCTTTTAAGCCCTGGAATATTGTCACCTTTATCACCAAGGATAATTTTTACAAGCAATTCTTGTTCAGGATTAAAACATTCAATAAATTCGTGTTTTACGCCATCAAATTGTCTATAATTTTTGCAAGAAAATAACTGATAAAAATCTTTATCACCAGAAACGTTTATAATATCCCATTCTGGTTTATTTTTTACGATAACTGCTATGATATCATCAGCCTCGGTTCTGGGTAATTTTATAAATTGAATATTACCAAAGCATTTTTGTAATGTTTCAAGAAAATCAGCAAAAACAGGAAAGAAAACATCAAAGTTAACAACTGATGCTTCTCTTTTTGCTGCTCTATTAGCTTTATATTCTGGATATATTTCTTTTCTCCAACTTTCTGAATCTTCTACAACAATAACTCTATCAGGATTATTGTCTTTAATGACTTTCATAAACGATGATAAGAAAGTCATTTTAAATTCTCTGAATTTCGTTTCTGCTGGACTTGGTATCTGTGCGAACAGACATCTCATCATAAGATTTGAAATGTCAAATATTAATACTTTCATTATATGTTTCCTTAATTTTACATTAAATATAGAAAAGTATTGCAGATTGCAATACTTTGTAAAAATAATTTAGTTTTTCTTATTAACCTAGTAAATAAGCCGCATATTTTAAAATAAATGATTCATTTGTTATTTTATTTATTTCATCTGCTTTAATTAATTTTAGCTTTTTACCATAAAGATGTCTATCATCAAGTACAGCTATATCTTCACTATAATCACAATGTAAATATACATCATGTTTTTCATCAAGACTAAATTCTGGTTCTTTACTTTTATATAATATATTACCTTTAACATCAAAAACAATAATCATTGTTCGTTCTTTATTAGTATATGCAGCGCCAATAAATCTAAAATTATATTTTGAACGAGCTATATTACTTATTACATTTTCATTAAAATATACATCATTTATAGTTTTATGAATTAAATTTTTAGTTTGATAATCAAATGTATAAAGTTCAATATTACCATGATGAATATCTTTAAGTTCTCTACTAGTTTCAACATCTGGTATATATGTAAAAACCTCTTGATTTCCAGTTTCTACAATACAACCTTTTTTATTAAATAGATAAGTAAATGTTTTTAAATCTATTGCTGCTTTTTTACCGCTTAAAGAACCAAATGAAACTATCAATGGCATATTTAACTTAGTAACATCTTTTGAATCTGAAGATTTTACTATTCTTCTAATTTCATTACTATTTTCTGTATATTCAAATTCATCTTCTGGTTTAAGTTCAAGTTTAAAATTATGTTTTTGATATATTAAATTAAATTTTTGTGTTTCTGGATTTCTTACTTTAAAAAACAAATTTTTATCTTCATCATTTCCAGCAATTTTTTCTACTCTTTCTAAATTGTTAATAAATGCTTCAGGCAATTCTATTTCAGTTGTTTCTAGCGTTATTTTTCTAAAATTGTTTGAAATATGTAAAAGACCATGAGTATTATTAGAAAAAGTAACAAAATACTCAGTAGTATCATATATTGATTCACCATGTATTTTTGAAATTTTATTTTCAAAGTTAATTTCTAAATCAAGTAAACCATTATTATAAGTATCAACTGAAATTAATTTATAATAATCAACATTATGTTCTTTTATAGCAAATATTCCGTATCGTTTATCACTACCACCTATAGAAACAGCAATAATATCATCGCACCAATCTGACGATACATTATCTGGCTGTTCAGGACATACTAATTTATAATAACCACTATTTGTAACCAATAATAAAGTATTACCAAATGCACTAGTATTTTCTTCATTAAGATTTTCCAAGACATCAGGCGTAAAAATAGCACTCATGTCCCAGTCACGTATATCCATCATATCTTGCCATGTTAAATCCTCTGGATCATCAAAAGAATCATTGTCTTCGTCATATTGCGACTGTAATTCATTATATAATTGGATTAAATTATCATGAACAGAATCAATAAATTGACTATCGTCATGCATTAATGTTCCAATTTCAAAGTCATTTTTACGTTCGACTTTAAATTCCTTTTTAGGACCATTATATGGTTTAAATACGTCATTAAAATTTACACCTACGATTTGGCTAATTGTTTTTTTATTACCAACACCATGGTCTGCAGCAACAGTTTTATTATTTGCATCAGTATGATTCCATCTGGTAGTAAATGTCGAAAGATTACCATCTGGATTAACTATAATGCAAAGCATTGATTTACCATAATCATCCAAAGGACAATTTGGTCCAATTTCATATTTTACAGTATCAATATCATCACGTAAACAAAAATACATAGTATTTCTGCCATTTGCTGTATATCCATTATAATTTGTAATAGAATATGTAAGACACCAACGTGAATTTGGATTAGTGTAATTATAATAAAGTCTTGATTCTCTAAAACTATCGATACGAATTATTTTATATTCATGGTCGCTTTTGATGTTTTGTAAATTACGTAATTCAGCATCTTCTTTTTCAGATTCTTCTTTAATTCTTGGTGCAAGTGTATCATACAATGATTGATAAGTTTCACCATTGAGATCATTAGTTATTTTTTCACGATTATTGAAATTTCTTGTTATGTATTCAAGAATGATTTTAAATCTACCTAATTTAACAGGATCTAGATTTTCATTATTATCTATTAATGGATTCCAACCACATTCTGTAATTGCTATTCTTGCAGCGCCAGGTTCAAAACGTCTATCTACATTTTCTGTAGTTCCAGTTCTAAATAATGCTTCTACAAGCATACGTTCACAAAACTGATTGACTGTTTGTTCTTGACCAGACATGGTTTTAATTGGTTTACCATCTTTGGTCATAACCGCTTCGCCTTTACTGGCATCATTATTAAATAATAATTTTGTAAATACTTTATAAGTATTTTTGATAACTGAACTAGAAACTTCCTGTAATAATCTCATACATTATTTATAATCATCATATTCTAGTTCTTTTCCTTCATAGTAAAGACCTTTCTTCTTGCGTTCCTTTCTTTTTTCTTTAATATAGTCTTTACTGGATTTAAGATGTCTATAACAATATTTAAGACATTTTCCCATTTTAATTAATAGCATATGGACTATAAAATGTTCTTTTATAGTTAATTCGACAAGATTTGTTTTTTTAGACGAACCACCTTCGCTTCGTGGAATAATATGGTGCTTTTCTACTTCTAATAATAAATTGTTATCTCGTGTCTGTGCTCTATAAATTATTTTCCAATATATCTTTTGATAATCCATTAAAAACCTTTATTTCCAGGTGCAAGTGCAAAATCTGTATATTCTTTATTATCTGTAGTGATGACAAATTTAGATGGAATTTCAATATATTTAGGAATATATAGATTTTTAATTCTATATGCTCCTAATACATTTTTTCTATTATAACATCTAACTCCTTCAACTATATTAGAATAGATATTATATAGTCCTTTAGTATCGATTAATACTCTTTTGTTCATTCCATCAGTTATATTATAATATTTTATCATACGATTTAAAATATACACTTGCTTGGATTTATCAAAATAATGAAAATTGACGCCCCAAAAACAATTTATATTATTTTGATCAGGTGCGAAACAATAAATTATTGGTGCACGGTCAAAACCTTCTTTATTGGCTTGTTCGGTTGATGCATGATAATGCATAATATAAAAATAACCATTTACTATATTATTGGTTAATTCACATTCATTATCATCTATATCTATATGTAATTCGTCTCTTAACACTTATAATATTTATAAAATAATAAAAAACGGGCTGTTTAAAGCCCGTAAATAATTAAATCTGATTTTTACTGAATAGTTCTATCAATAGTTTCAGTTAAATCTTCTTTATTTTCTAATTGTAACTCAATTTGTTCATATTCAAATGTAACAACATAAGTAACATTGTCAGCAGAACCATATTGCAATGAAAGCTGTGCCAAATTATTTGGAATAGCATGTTTGAATTTCATCTTTGAAATAATCTTGTTATTATTATTTAAAGAAATTAATTCGATTGCATCAATACAGTCCATACGTAAAAGTTCTTGTCCTTTTGCATTAGTTTTTCCAACAGGTTCGCCAAAACGCATCCAATAAATCCAGCAATAGAACAAATAATAGTTTTGCATATTTTCATCAAGCATAAACTCGATATTCATTGTCTGCAAATCTCTTGCACCAATCGGATTCGGATGTAATTGACGTTCATGATTATATCTTGTGTCGAGCATTGGAATAGAAAAATCCGGAACACTTACATTCTTTACATAGTTATCTAAAATATGAGTATCAAGGTCAAAGTTCGTCATATTAACAAGATTTGAAAAACGAACTATAAACTTGTTATTGGTAAAATCATTAATTTGTGTTGTTATTCCTGCCATATTTTTATTTATATTAAAAAACCAGGCTTTTAACCTGGTTTTTAATTTTTATTCAAAGTTTTTAGATTGTTTTAATTCAATATGTTGTAAATCCACTGCAGTACTATCTTTTATAAAAATATTACTAAATATTTTTGAATAATTACTTCTAAGTATTTTTCCTAAAGATTCTTGAGCTTTTCCAGTTGAATAAATAATGAATTGTTCATCATTTCTTATTTCAGATTTATAATTTTCTGCAATAACTTTAGAATCTACAAAATTATTTGAAGTAATCGCTGTCTTAATAGCATCATCAACTACATACATCCATTTATATTTAATTAAATCATCAAAAATGCTTTTTCCTTGATCGTTTTCAACTAAATATTTTTCAAGTGTTTTATCTTTATCATTTTTTAACATTTGTAATGTTAAAATAACACGTTTAGTTGTAGATTCTTTTGGATTAATTTTTTCTGCTTCATTAAGCATATTAATAGATTTTAATAAAGAATTTTTAAACAATGTTTTAAATGCAACGGATTCAGTACGAACTTGTTCTGGTTCTGGTACTTCTATGCCATAAGCATCAATTAATCGTTCAAGCTTATCATTTTTGTGTTTTTCAATAAATTTTTCTACACTAAATGGAATAACTGTACTATATGTAAATTCTCTAGCTTTTTTATCAGCTTCTTCTGCAGCTTCTTGATTCTTTTGATTGAGTATATTTTCGAAGTAGTCTTTGATATTATCTGGTTGAATAATATTAGTCATCTTCTTAGCATCAACTCTAGCAATTTCTACAGAAGAACCTTGTTCTGGCATAGATTTAATAAATTTACCCTTTTCCTGTAAAATATTCTTTCTACCAAGTGTATAAGATTCTTGATCTTTGAAATAAACTTCAATAACGCCTTTGGATTTAGCAACGATAATACCGACAAAACCTTCAACTTCTTTTGCACTCTTTGTAATACCGATAAGTAAATCAAGAACTTGATCCTGATAACTATCTGTAACAGTTTCTTTAATTGCAGATTCGTCTAATGTAATATCACCCTTAATAAGTTTAACCGTTTCGCCATTGAGTTTTTCAACTGCTTTATAGAAAGATTCAAGATCTTCAAGGTCAGAAAGTTTAGACTTAAATGCATCAACTTCCTTCTTTGTTAATGCAGTCTTAATAACCTTAATTCTATTCATTTCACAAGACATAGCTTCAGCAATTCTTGTTCTAACGCCGTCAATCTTTGCGTCTTTTCTGAAGAAGAATACAATATTAGTTCCTTCAGAAGTCATAGAAACAAGTTCATCAGAATAGACTTTCTGAATATTATCAAGAACAAGTTGTAATTTATCCTTAACTGCTGCACGAATTTCATGATTTTCAACATCAATATTAAAGTGATGTAAGAATTTCATTAATTCATCTTCATCATACTTAACAATATATTGATAGATTACAAGCTGGTCTTCAGCACTTGGGAATTTTTCCTTAATGAGATCTGCAATATGAGTTCTTGCAAATAATGTTCCTCTAAGGAATTCATCGGCACTGCTTTCTGGATGTGATAAGCTACTTAAATCAGAATTTGCACCAAGCAACTGATAAAGTTTAGACATCTTGTTTTCATAACGTTTTCTTTCATTTACTTTAGCTTCACCTTCTTGGTTTATCTTTTCTGCAAATTCAGAAGCCGTGTCTTTATCCTTAAAGTAAAGATTGAAACCATAAGACTTTGTTGGAATAAAACCGATGTAATCATCAATCTTAGAAACTTGTTTTAATGATGCAACAAGAGCGTCATTAATTTTCTTTGCAAGTTCTGTATAGAAATCATCAAGATTATTTGTATTTCTTGCAGTTTCATTAATTAACTTATCATCAACTTTAAATGGAACAGAATAAACAGAAATTAAATTACCTTTTTCATTCTTTTCATTAAGTTCTGTTAAGTATTTTTTAACATTATCTTGTAAATTGTTAACGATTGATGTCGTGAAATTATCATTAAGAAGTTCAGCCTTATTAGCTTCTGGTTTGAAGAACTTTTCAAATTCCTTTTCTTTTCTCTTCTTTGTAATATCTTCTTTATAATAAGTTTCAGAAACAATATCTATGCCATTTTTAAGAATGGAAATCTTAGAATTACGTCCAATTTCATCTTTAAATCTTTCAGCATAAGCTTTTGGATGTCTTGGAGAAGCTTTAAAGAAAATATATTTAAGAATAGTGGATTCACCATCATCATTACCTTCTGTCTGAATATAAGCAAGGGCAGAACTTTCTTTACCTAAACCGAAAAATGTTCTAAGATTTTTAGAAGCCTTAGCTACTTCATCAAGAATTTCAATAACTTTTTCTTTCAATTTGTTATTAAATTCTTCTGGTTTTAATCCAATAAGAGTCTTAACTGGATCTGTTCCGCTAGAACCTGCAGCGCCAGATGCACTTTTATATTCATTGATTAAAACATTAGATAATGCTTTAGTCATATATTCACTACTGAAATCCAACGTTACAGCATAACAATCATATTTTTTATTAGCAAAAATACCTTCGCCAAGCAATTCCTTAGAAGGAGCTGTCATATACTTGTTATCAGCTTTCTGTTGGGCTAAATATGCCTTAAATGTGTCTTTCATTATATTTCCTTTAAAGAGATTTTATTTTTATATTATTTATAATAAAAAACCAGCATTCAAAATGCTGGTTTCTATTTATTCATTTCTGAATTTTTCTTCTCTTTCAATTCGCTGGGTAAATATTGCTCTATTTTTATCAATCCAATTAATAATATCCAAAAACGCTTGTTTTAAGGTAAATGGTTCTAAAATTGTTCCTTTTGGCAAATCTTCGTCTCGAATATCCATTGCCCAGGAACCAGATTCAAATTTGAACTTTCGCTTATCAATTTGATCTCTATAATTTCTACACTGTTCAATAGCCCAATCTGGATGATGCTTGACAGTTTCAACGCAATGTTTTAGTAATGGATTATAATTAGGATTATCCATTAAACTTTCAATACTTCTACCAGTGATGCCCTGGTTAATTATATAAAATCTGACAATTTGTACTACTGGTCTAATCATATATACCTCACTTATAAAAAATAAATATACGCATGGTCTAAAAGCCATGCGTCTTGTTCAATGTTATAAAGTATATATAATTTTTAGAAATTAAAATTTGTAATTATTCTTACTCTACCTTTATTTCGACAGACTTTTCAACATATTCAACGTTTGCCTTCTTATACGCCCTATACTTCTTACAGTAATCAACTTCATTTTCAAACAGCGAGTGGTACCAACCACGCTTATCCAATTCAACAAATAATGCATACATTTTCGTTTCAACCTTCTTACCAGCCCATGCCCAACCACGACCTCGATACTTGTCCTCAATGGCGAACACCTTATCCCACAGTTCCTTATCTTCGCCAGTCAAATCCTTAATATAGAACTGTTCTTCGTAGTCAGTATCATGGAAGGTGTAATTTGCTACAGCACAGATATGATGATTACTCATTTCTCTACCATTGTGCTTGTAGACATATTCAAACTTATACCAATAATTTTTTGGTAACAACTTATCAAAATCCTTCTGCACTGGCTTTTCATCCATATAATGCTTTGCAGATTGGATAGAAGAATAACCCATGCCAGCTTTGTCTAAGCTAACACCTTTATACATTGGAAAAATACGTTTCATTAGAAAGCTGCCTTAAAGTTATAAACTGGTTTGATAATCTTTTCAATAGAACAAGTAGGTTCAATATTAGTTATAATTTCATCCATAGGCTTATATGCCATAGGTGACTCATCAATCGTTGCAGAACTGACGCAGGACGTGTAAATTCCTTTCATAGCATCTTTATATGCCTGCATAGAAATTGAGTTCTTAGCATCGCTTCTGGTCATTAAACGACCTGCTCCATGAGGTGCACTGAAATTCCAATCAGGATTTCCTTTACCTACACAAATCAAAGAACCATCTCTCATATTCATAGGAATAATTACACGTTCTCCAGCTTGTGCAGAAATAGAACCTTTACGGAGAATCATATTCTTAAGGTCAATATAGTTATGGATAGTTTCAAACTTTTCTAAAACCTTAAATCCCATTTCCTTGACGATTACATCAAGCATTGCAGCACGATTCATAACTGCAAATTGTTGGACAATTTCCATATCATGCAAATATCCTTGCATGTGTTCACCTGTCAAATAAGACAAATTCTTAGGAACAGAAAAATGGTCATAATCTTTCATTAATTCCTTAATTTCTGCATCTGTCTTACCTTGGTTCTTATACTTGGAAATTTCAGCACCACGAATTGCTGTCAAATCAGCACAATCCTTAATTGCAATATTTTGCCAATATTCACAAGTAGCAACACCTAAGTGACGAGAACCAGAATGAATGACAATATAGAAATTTCCTTCATCATCCTTATCGCATTCAATGAAATGATTGCCTCCGCCGAGACTAGAAATACTCAGAAGTTCTTCTCTTCTAACATCAGCAATAAGATTTTCAAATTGTTCATCAAAATTATTTGCAAATCTATGGCGGTTTGCTCTGTGTTCCTTACCTGATGGGATTTTTTCCTTGATTACTTTATCAAGTTTACCAAATTCAATAAACTTTGCCTTAATCTTAGCGACAAGCATTCCACAACCAATATCGACACCAACAAGGTTAGGAACAACCTTGTCTTTGATAGTCATAGTAGTACCAACGACGCAATCTTTCCCAGCGTGACAATCTGGCATAATTCTTACTTGAACATCTCTTGCCCAACATTGACACATCATATTTAAAATTTGAGAATATGCCGCACTATCAATATTATCCGTAAAAACTTTCGCTGTATTATAACGACCCTGAATATCAATCATAATTAAACCACCCTATGTTTTGAACTCCAATCTACAAAATAATCTTTAATTGTTTTTGATGCACTATCAGCCATTATTTTGGCATGTTCCTTTGTATAGCATTCACCTATACGTTCATAATGAAAACCAGTAGTTGCTCCACCATTTTCCCAATAATAATTATAAACATAAACTACATAAAAACCATGTTCATGTTTAATTTTAATTTTACCTACTCTTACGATTGATCTGTCCCATGCCAAATCATAAAAATAAACATATCCGGCTGTTCCAAATAACAGCAAAACTAAAAAGATTAAAGAACCAATTAAAACATCATCTATCATAATTTATAATATAGTAAAATATTTTTATTTTGTAAATAGAAAAACCTGTGATAAAATCACAGGCTTTTTTCAAGGCGGCGGTAGGATTCGAACCCACGGAGGGCTATTAACCCTCGTCCCGCTTCAAACGGGTTGCCATAATCCACTCGGCCACACCGCCATAAAAAATTTTTAGCCGAGGATGAGAGGCTCGAACTCCCATGCAGTTTCCCACGTCTGATTTCTAGTCAGGTGCCCCACCAATTGGGCGAATCCTCGAAAAATGGTTCATAGTGACCAGTGAACCGTGCTGTATAAGTTTCTCCTATACTGAAACTTACAAACCCTAGACCTTATCTTCGACGTTGCGCACCGTATATAGGAGCCGTCAGTCCGTTCTGCCTCCTATAGTTTCCCTTAGTCCCGATGGTAGGATTCGAACCTACGACGCACAGATTATGATTCTGTCGCTCTGGCCAACTGAGCTACACCGGAAAAATAATAGCGAGAAGTAAATTAGTCTGATTTCAAGTCGGATGCCCACTGGGCGTATAGGAACTTCTTATGCTATTTTTTAAAAGTACCGGCAAGAAATCCATACCGATCGTTACTTCATTCATGCCTTGCTAGAGTTTGTGCAGGACCATTGTAGGGACTCGAACCCTCTGCAACACCTCTAACTAAATTTCGTAGCGGGAGTCGGACTCGAACCGACGACTAAGAGATTATGAGCCTCTTCTGCTAGCCACTGCATCATCCCGCGATAAACTCATCAACGGTTTTTACTCGAAGATACCGCAAAACTTCAGTGGACTTCCACCTTTGTTGCATTCTTAAACACGACCACTGTTTTAGATTCCTCTTTTCGCACAGTGCCAGAAGCGATTTTAGTGGGTAAGGTAGGATTCGAACCTACTCAGCCGTAAGGCGTGTGATTTACAGTCACATCCGACTCTCCAACTTCGGCGCTTACCCAAAATGTTTAGTGACAGCTGTAGGACTCGAACCTACGGAAGCCCGTTAGGACGGGAGGGTTACAGCCTCCAGGAATTGCCGCTATCCGAAACTGCCAAAATTTTCCCGGACTTTCACCAGGTGTTTCCTTAGTCAATCCTATACAACATTTGTCTCAAGGGACCAAGGAATCTATTGTGCGGAGTAATATAGTAAATTTATTATCGTTTGTAAATAGCTTTATAAAATAAAAAATGTCGCAGTTTCCTGCGACAAATAAAGCTTAAGTTTGATAATAAACTTTACTTGCCGCTATACCCCATCATATAA